CGCAATTTCAAGACAAGTTACAATGTTTGAAGTCGATCCAATTAGTAAATCAAGAAGGGTGAAAATTGAACCACCAAGACCTGATAATTTTGATTTAGATTTATTATTTGTTAGTGGTAATACTCAACTAAGTGAAGTGTTTAGATATAGTTCAGATATAGTTGTTGAGAGCACAACAAATGTTTCATCTTATTCTGTTTTTATTAATAGTAATTTTGTTGGGTCAGATATTGAAAAAATACAAATTAATGACGGGGATACTTTAGTAATTAATGTAAATAAAAATGATGTTACCCAAGAATCGACAATTAAAACAGTTGCTTATTTAGTAACTTAATTACTCACCGTATATATCCTTTTCTTTTTGACAGGTTTTAATTATTAAAGTTTCTAAAAATTTATAAATCTTCAATCCTTTTTCTTCACAATACTCTTTTAGTAATTGATGTGACTCTTCTGATATTTTAATATTTTTAATTTTTTTCATTTTTAAAGTAAATAGTTAAGGCAGAAAAAAGGTAGAATTTATTATCCTACTTATTAAATAATTATGTTTAAGTCAAGTTTTTTGCATTTTCTTGATGTATTTATATATAAAATAAATGACTAAATTTTAACTAATAATGGCATCAACTAACAAAGTATTTGTATCTCCAGGTGTTTACACATCAGAAAGAGATTTGACTTTTGTGGCTCAAAGTGTAGGTGTAACAACATTAGGTCTTGTAGGTGAAACACTACAAGGTCCTGCATTTGAACCGATTTTTATTAAAAGCTTCGATGAGTATCAAGTTTATTTTGGGGGAACAAGTCCTGAAAAATTTGTAAATACTCAAATTCCTAAATACGAAACATCTTATATTGCAAAATCGTATTTATCACAATCAAACCAATTATTTGTAACAAGAATTCTTGGTTTGTCAGGTTATGATGCGGGACCATCTTGGTCAATCACAACTATTGCAAATCCTGACCCATCTAAAGTGTCTGCAACTGGTAATACAGGACCATTAACACTATCATTTACAGGAACTACAGGATCAAGTGCTAATATTACTATAATTCAATCTAGTATACCGGCACTTTTGTCAAGTGATTTTTATTCTACCTACACTACTTTTGAAGGCGGAACATCATCTTTAAATGCTGACTTCCAAACATTTATATCAAATCAAGTTAATAACTATAACCAATATGGTTCAGGATCAACAGGTGGTCAAGCATATTTCTGGGGTACTGTAAGTGGTGGAACATTTGATTTGGTTACAGGTGTTACTTATTTAACTAATACCGTTTCTGCTACAACAAACGTATTAGGTGTTGACAATTTAATACTAGCAAACGCTAATTTATCTGCCGCAACTAACGATCCTTGGTATTACGCACTTTTTGACTATTCAAAAGTTTCAAGTGTGGGATCTTATTATGGTTATGGGTTTGGTACGGCACTAAGTAATATTGGTACGGGGGCAACAATAAATGATTTCACAGGGACTTGTACGGTATACGCCACAAGTTATTCAGGTTCACCTTACTCTGATTTTGATGATTTAGTAGTTGCTACATTAAGATCAAGAGGTATCACAACTTATTCATCAACACAACATGGACCAAGATATGAAGTTTCAGGTTTAACCGACGCATCAATGGTGTGTACAGGAAGTTATTCCGCTGTTACAAGTAACCCATATTCAACATTCGTAATTACAGGTACAACATATGATAATGACACCTTTAGTTTTGAAACATCGTTGTTATCTACTAGTTCAAATTACATTTCAAAAGTATTTGGTAAAAGTAATTTTGGAAAAGATAGAGCAGAAGTTCCTTTATTTGTTGAAGAAGTTTATCCTAGTTTATTAACTAGCGGTTATAGGTTAGGTAAAGTAAGAGGTTTATATTGTGACTTTATCGCTTTAGATAAAGCAGAATCATTAGATACAGATTCTATTGGTTTCTATCTTGAACAATACCAAACACCTGAAACACCTTATATTGTTTCAGAATTAAGAGGTAATAAAGTTTACAAACTATTTAAATTTATTTTAATTTCTGATGGAAACGCAGCGAATAGATTAGTTAAAATTTCAATTGGTAATATATCTTTTGCTAATGGAACGTTTGATATTTTTGTTAGAGATTTCTACGATACAGATGCTAACCCAGTTGTTATCGAAAGTTTCACAAATTGTTCAATGGATCCAAGTTTAAATGGTTATGTTGCTAAAAAAGTTGGAACATCTAATGGAGAGTATCAAGTTAAATCAAAATACATTATGCTTCAAATGAATGATGAAGCACCGATAGATTCACTTCCTTGTGGATTTGACGGTTATGTAATTAGAGAATATGCTAACGCAGCATCCCCTTATCTAATCTATAAAACTAAATATAATCAACCAGGAGATGTGTTATACAATCCTCCGTTTGGATCGACTAATGGTGGTGATAACCCGGTTATTTCTAATGGTGATATTGTTAGAAAAGTTTATTTAGGGGTATCAGACACAGCAGGTATTGATTATGATTTCTTTGATTATAAAGGTAAACAATTACCGGCTAACTTAGGAACTGACACTACTGGTGAATCTTGGGCTTACTTAACAAAAGGTTTCCATATGGATAGTGGAGCAACTATAGTCACTATCCCTTCAGGATATGCAACGTCAGGACAATCGGCATTTGAAGTAGGTGTAGCATCATTTAATAGTGAACCTGAAGATAATGAAAGCCCATACTACACATTAAGATCACGTAAATTTACAGTATGTGCTTATGGTGGTTTTGATGGTTGGGATGTTTATAGAGAAAGTAGAACTAACGGTGACTCATATGCTCTTGGACAATCAGGTTATAAATACGGAGCCGAAGCTTCAATAACATACCCAACAGCATCAGGATGGGGTGCATTTAAACAAATATCAGGACCTAATCAAGAAAGATGGGCAAATACTGACTACTACGCATACCTATGGGGACAGTCAACATTTGCAAACCCTGAGTCAACAAACATAAATGTATTTGTTACACCAGGTATTGATTACGTTAATAATTCAAATCTTGTTGAAACGGCGATTGATATGGTTGAAACGGATAGAGCGGACTCAATATACATTTGTACAACACCTGACTTTAACTTGTTCCTTCCATCATATGATGACATTAATGAAGGTTTAATTTATCCACAAGAAGTTGTAGATAATTTAGAAAATACAGGAATTGATTCTAACTATACCGCAACTTACTATCCTTGGGTATTAACTTTAGATACAGTTAATAACACTCAGATTTATTTACCAGCAACAGCAGAAGTTACTAAAAACTTGGCATTGACGGATAACATCGCATTCCCTTGGTTCGCATCCGCGGGTTACACAAGAGGTCTTGTTAATTCAATCAGAGCTCGTAAAAAGTTAACACAAGACGATAGAGATACTTTATATAAAGGTAGAATTAATCCAATTGCAACTTTCTCTGATGTTGGTACGGTAATTTGGGGTAACAAAACTTTACAAATTAGAGAATCTGCACTTGATAGAATTAATGTAAGAAGATTGTTACTACAAGCAAGAAAACTAATTTCAGCAGTGGCGGTAAGGTTACTATTTGAACAAAATGACGATAAAGTAAGACAAGATTTCTTGAACTCAGTGAATCCAATTTTAGATTCAATTAGAAGAGACAGAGGTTTGATCGACTTTAGAGTAACGGTTTCAAACACACCTGAAGATTTAGATTCTAACACATTAACAGGTAAAATTTTCTTAAAACCAACAAGAGCGTTAGAATATATAGACATTGAATTTGTGATTACACCGACAGGTGCATCATTTGACAATATCTAAAAATTAAATGATTTGTGAATGGGAAGTAGAAATACTTCCCATTTGCATATTTATATAAAAAATAAAGTTATGAAAATAGAAAAAAAATTGATCAAAGAATCATTAGGGATTAATTTATCTGACCCTAAAACTTTTTCAAAAAAGAAACAACACATTGTTATCACTGAAGAACAATTTGAAAAATTAATTTCAAGATTAACAAAAAAATGAATATAAAAAAACATATACATAATCAGATTAAAAAAAGATTAGTAGAAGGTTTAGAAACAGGTCCATCAGGAGATGTTAGACCCGATCTAAAATATTACGCATTTGATTGGGATGACAATATAATGTTTATGCCAACTAAAATTATTTGTCTTTCTGAAAATGAAGAAGAAGTTCCTATGGGGACTGAAGATTTTGCAGAACATAGACATCAAATAGGTAAAGAACCTTTTACATATAAAGGGACCACTATTGTAGGACTTGCTGAAAACGCATTTAGAAACTTTACTGTTCCCGGTAACAAAATGTTTATAATAGATTCAATGACGGCATCCGTAGGACCTGCATGGAATGATTTTGTGGAATGTGTTAATAACGGATCTATTTTTGCGATTATTACAGCAAGAGGTCACAGCCCTGAAACTTTAAAAGAATCGGTTTTAAATTTAATATTAGCTAGTAAAAATGGACTTAATAAATCAAAACTAGAAGAAAGTTTACAAACATATGATCAGTTAAGTTCATTAAATGAAAATGAATTAAAACCAAAAGTTAATGCGTCTATTATAGAATATTTAGATAAATGTAAATTCCACCCTGTAACTTATGGTGAAGGGTCTGCTCAATCACCTGAAGAAGGTAAAAACAAAGCATTAAAAGAATTTGTCTCATATTGTAAAGAACAGGCAAAAGATTTGGTTCAAATAATTTTAAAGAAAAATCCAAATATGAAATTGTCGGATTTAAGACCTGTATTTAAAAATGACGTATCAATGGACGAACCAATAGAAGATATAGATTTGTTTATTGATGAATATTTAAAAATTGGTTTTTCAGATGATGATGAAAGAAATATTAAATCATCATCTGAATTTTTAGGAAAGGAATATGAAAAAAATCCAGTAAAATTATATTTAACTAAAGGAGGAGAAAAAAAAGAATATTAATATGTAATATTTTTCTAGAAGAATAATTTTTAAAATTGTTAAAGTAAATAGAAAAAAATTAATAACGATATATTTATCAAATAAAGAATAAACTAAATTAAAAAAAATATTATGGCTGATTTATTAATGAGAATGCCTACACAGTATGAACCTAAAAGAAAAAATAGGTTTATTGTAACATTTCCTGATTTTTTGGGGATAAATTCTTGGTATGTTGAAAGTGCTTCAAGACCGTCAATTGATATCAGTAAAAAAGAAATAAAATTCTTAAACACTGAAACGTATGTATCTGGTCAATTTAAATGGAATGAAATATCAATTAAATTCCGTGACCCAATTGGACCTTCGGCTTCACAAGCAGTTATGGAATGGGTTCGTTTACACGCTGAATCCGTAACAGGACGTATGGGTTACGCCGCAGGTTATAAACAACAGATAATACTCGAAATGTTAGACCCAACAGGGGTTGCTGTCGAAAAATGGATTTTAGAAGGATGTCTAATAACAAAAGCAGCATTTGGTGAGGTTAGTTATACAGCTGATGATTTAGCTATGGTTGATATAACAATACAACCTGATAGATGTATTTTAGTTTACTAATTATTTTTTTTCATATAATAATTTTAACCCACTTTTTCGGTGGGTTTTTTATTTACATAAAATTAAAGTAAAGTATTTTTATAATAAAAAACTATGGAAGACGAAATAAAATATGGACAACAAAATTTTACATTACCACACGATGTAATAAAACTACCATCAAAAGGTATATTTTATAAATCAAAAAAGGAATCATTGAAGGTTGGTTATTTAACTGCAAATGATGAAAATATTATTATGTCACCAAACAACACTAAAGATGGTATTGTTAGAACTCTTTTAAGGGAAAAAATATATGAACCAGGTTTTAATGTTAATGAAATGATTGATTGTGATGTTCAGGCAATTTTACTTTTTTTAAGAAATACTGCTTTTGGTTATGAATATAATTTTACATTAAGGGATCCACTAACAGGTAAAGAGTTTGAAGGAACAGTTTTACTTGATGAAATAAATTATATTGAACCAAAACATAAACCCGACGAAAATGGACATTTTTCTTTTACATTTCCAAAATCAAATAAAACCGCTAAATTAAAACTTTTATCTATTGGGGAACAAAGTGAAATTGATAAAATGACAAGTAGTTATCCACAAGGTATGGTTGCACCTGTAATTACCAAAACTATTGAAAAACAAATCGTAGAATTGGATGGATCTTCGGAAGGATCAAAAATAGTTCAATTTATAAATCAGATGCCAATAGCCGAATCAAAATCGTTAAGAAAATTTATTAA